AGAGCTTAGTGGGCGTGCCAGCAGCGATAAAACGCGCATCGGAGTTAGTACGCCAAGTCAGCATTCCACGAGACACACCAGTCATTTGACTGGTTGAGCGCTTACGCCACCCGCCCCAAGGTCTCAAGGTGTTCTCGAACCAACGCACAAGGTTGGAGTCAAACCAGCGCCCCGCAGACTGGTACTCAGTACCGTTACGGTAGATTCCTGCTGGGATTTTGATTGGTACGAGTGCCATAGGGTCTAATTATGCTTCCGTTGAGAGGTTTGACACAAACGATACCGTTGCAATGACAGAAGGTACGGCTGGTCTAGTCGGTGAACTGCTGGTTGCAAAGTGCTCAATGCTGACGCTAGTGCTTGTTGGTCTCCACATAATCTCTACATAGTCGTTAGCCGCCAAACTGACAAAGAAGTTAAGAGCGGCAATTAAGTGAGACGGGTCACCTGATGATTTTCTTTGTGATAGGTGAAACCTGCTATTTGAATTGTCAATGTTTGTGCCGTTCTTTTTAAACCAAATATCCACATCCTGACCGTCATTAGTGGTGTTCTTAAACTGCACGCTGAATTGAATGTTATAAATTCCAGCCTGAGACACATTAAGCCTTGACGAGTTAGACAAGGTTACGCCATTGTTGAAGTCTGTCGTATCAAATGTGATGGCATAGGCAGTCGTCGTATTGGCTGCCGTCTGGTCTGTGCCGTCTTGGAATGCCCCGTAAGGGTTGTTTAGAAACCTACCACCGCGAGGTGACGCAATGGATTGCAAGGCATTGGTTAACTTCAAGAAGAATGTGCGCAACGCACCATTCGTCTGCGCAACCGTAAGACGGTCATACCTTTCCTGCGGATTAGGCAGGTCTGGTACGGCAGGAGTCTGGAGCTGCTGATAAAGATTCGTCATACAGCCTTGTTGTACTCGTCTTGCGTAAGTATGCCAATGGCGTACTTATTCTGTGGTCTGAAGATGGTGAGCTTTTGCTGACGCATCTCAGGCGCAAAGGAGATGTGAGTCCAGCCCTTATCGCCAAACTCATAGATCATCTGGTCAAACTTGATGTTTGATTTCTCAATAGCCTTGCAGACTTCGAGTGGAGTACCAAAGCCTCTACAGGTGAAGTCAATAGCCCAGCCGTCCATGTGACTCGATACCTTGCTACCGCCTACCGCTACATTGACTTCTGGCAGACGAATCCATGAATTGACATTGATAGGACTAGCAAGCAATTCTCTGATCTTCTCCATACCAATGGCAGCAACCTTCATGTTCTCCAGTTGCTGCGCGTTTGGCTGGTTACTGATACCTAGACGGGTTGCGGTATCTGAGTGCGTTGCCTCTTCAAGACTAAAGTGGTCGGATAAGTTCATCTCTTAACCATACCTTTCATATCTTCTGTCTTGTCTTTACTGCCTTGACTAGAGCCAAAGTAAAACGATAAAACTTGACCAGCAGCGCTAGTAATAAACCCAAGCGCAAAGATAACTAATTGCTGCTGATCGTTGGGCGTATCTACAAACATCAACACACCTATTAGACAAAATGCTAATCCAACAACACCCAAGGCAAGAATAGGCACAACCATCTTCTCTAACTTGGTAGCGTTCTCAGAAGTCGCAACGGCAGCGTAAGCCTTACGAGCAGAGTCGCGGTCAGCAGCATCTAGCTTGGCGTACTCCAGCTCCAGCTCTGCTATCTTTTCAGCAGCCTTTGGATCGCCAGCAATAGCCTTTGCAACATCAGCAATGGAATCAGACACGCCAAACTTACTAGCCAAAGCGGTAATAGCAGCGCCACCCAAAGGACCAGCGACAGCAGTTGCCAGCGTGGGTGCGACACTCTTGAGAAGATTGAGTAAGTCATTCATTTATTTCTCCAACATATTTCTAATTTACTCTTGTAGTAATTAGCCCTCTTATCGTGCTCGCGCACAAACCAAGACGCAATCACAATGATGGCAGCCACCAAGAGTAGAGTTACACCAGCAATAGCCCACCTTAGTATCCCCATCGCCACTCCCTGTCCCAAGTGACAAGCCAAGTTAAACCAAATAAAAACAAGATGATAGAGAACATGGCAGCCAGCAATGCAACATATATGTTGAGTCTTTGCTTGAATCTGTCAATCCTTAACTGTCTTTTCAGATCGGCTTGCCTCTCGGCTTGCTGTTGCAGTTGAGTAATTACTCTTGCTTCCTCTATCAGCTTGTCTCTCTCTGCCTGAATCTCCACCCACAAGTCTGGCATCCCCAGCTCGTAACGCACCATGTGCTCTAGGTCTTTGTAATACTGCCTGATCTGTCTAACGTGCATTACGTTATCAATCGCTTGCATCGTTACATTCTTAACCTTGCCTTGCTTCGCTAACTCCTTAGTCTCTTCTGTCTTCTTTTTGTAGTCTTCTTCTAGCTGGTCTTGACCGTGAAAGAATTTCGAGAGTAACCCACCGACCTCACCAGCAATATTTGCAACCTCACCCCCAGTTTTCTTGAGGTCCTGATACGCCTGAACTGCCGTCTTGATTCCTTCATAGGCGAGCTTGCATCCAGCGAAGATGAGAGTAGGTTCAATCTTTCACCTCTTTGTATATTTGGTATAGCTTTAAACCAATCATCAAGATGGTGTAAACAAGCGTAGCCCACAGCACCAGCTCGCTTACCTGATAGCCATAGACGGTTGCCAGTGACACCCCTACGGGAGGTGCTACCTTGGTTGCAATAGCCCCGACGGTTTCTTCTTGGTGTGTCATGATGCTGTATCCGCAGGCTCTGGCGTATTGCCTTCAGCCACCCACTTTAAATACGCTTGGTAGTCTGTGTTAGCGGGGTCAAAGGGGATAAACGCATTGTCTGTTAAACGAATAACAAACTTTTCATTCATAACTGAATTAAATAATTTATACATTTTATAACTCCGCAGATGATTGCAAACACTCAGGGCCACTAATCAAACAAGGGCGTGAAGCGACCGCAGGGCCAGTAAATGAAAATGTCCCAGTAAATGCCGATGTTGTATTTCCTTGGGTTGATGAAAATGTACCAGTATAAGAAGCAACGCCAGGGTCTTGAAGAGCGGCAGTAGTTCCACTTATTGCTGAAATAGTAGGTGCGGCTCTTTTCACAACCGCATATCTTCCACCCACCCACGCAGAGGTCGTAGCGTTAAAACCACCAACTAAACCATTACCAAATATTTCATAGTAGCGTTGGCAAAGGGCAAACTCAGTACCATAAGGTCTGTAATCAAAACTTGTTGCGGTACTGCCTTTTTCTAGTTGTACGCCTGTGATGTAGAAAGTTGCGCCATTTGTGCCGACTACGCTTGTTGCGCCTGTAACTCCAAGACCGCCAGTTGTCCATGTTCCCGCTGTATTGCTATAAGTAGAGCCAACGCCTAATCCAAAATCTATTTCAATACCAACATTATTATCTGTTAACCAAGTTCCAGTCGTATCTCCAGCAATAGTTACAGTTTTATATTCAAATGTATTTGCAGAATTTATTGTGTAACTTGCAGGATAAAGTCTATTGCCAGCGCTATTTCGCAAAACAAATCCAAATGTTCCAGTTAAAGAACTACGAACCCAAAAGGAAACAGTAACAGCAGATGCGCCAGCCGCACCCCATCCTAAATCAGCAGTATTAAAACCTTCAATTTTTTGTGTGATAAGGTAATAATCTGTTGCACCCAATGAAGTTGTCGCAGAAGATGTAACTAGTAAAGATTTTGTAAATCCTGCTGGAACAGTTAAGGATTGCTGAACAGTAAATTTAGAACTTGCAGAAGCCAACATCTGCCATCTGTCTAAAGAATAATTAGACCCCGTAGCAGTAACACTAGCCCCAGCATTACGCTGGTCAAAAACCATTGCACCATTTATTATTCTTGATTTAAACCCTGTGTACTGCGAATCAGATGCCAGCATTCCTGGCTGTACTTGTGTGAGTGCCATGTTAGTTTCCTTCCAGTGCCGTTACTCTGGCGGTTAGTGCGTTGATTGTTTCGGCTTGTGTGTCGTTTATTGCTTTTAGTTCTTGGATAGCCGCTGTTAGTGTTGCTACTAGGAATGATGTATCAATCGCTTGATATTTAGGGTTACCATTTTCATCTACGGCATCTTTTTCATTGGTAACAGCATGAGGACAAACTTCAGCCAATTCATGTGCAATAAAGCCTTCCCCATCACTACCAGTAGATTTCCATTTATAGGTAACAGGCTTGAGTCTGGCAACATTTGCCAAAGCACCCGTCATTGGGGCTATATTTTCTTTTAAACGATAGTCTGAAGAAGTGTTGTAAGCGGTTGAAGTGTTAGTAGTAGAAACAAAACCTACTTCAGTACCGCCACGTCTGTAAGAAAAAGTAGCACGACCCACATTGTCTGTGTTGTTTTCATTGCTGATGTACATTGGCCCATAGGTCTGTTGTGCCCCAATGCTTCCACTAACAAATATTTTTGTAGATAAAGAATTTGTTGTAGTCCCCACCAGCAAGTTACCGCTAGAGTCGATACGCATACGCTCAGTAGGCGTACTTGCACCATCAGCAGTGGTGCTAAAGACCAAGCGACCGGGCATATCACCTGTGCCGGGAGTTCCGTCTACTCTGGATTCAATATGTGCGGACTCAATAAGCGCCGTTCCGTCAGAGCCAACAAAACTAATTCTGTTTATTAAATCGCCAGACTGGAGAATGACCTCTGCGCCAACTGTAGCGCCTCTAGACCTTCCAAGAATAAGACCATTACCCCCGCCCGTTGTACTGTTGGCATACCCAACTATGGCGTTTGAAGCCTCATTGCCAGTTCCAAGAAATTGATTTCTAACGGAAGAACCAAAAATTGTTTGCGATGCAGTTGCGCCACGAATTAGAACACCAGAACTGTCAATCACAAACGGTGATGAATCAGGATTAGTCGTGTCCTCAACCAACAAAGCATTACCAGTACCAAGTTGAGTAATACGCAAGGCATCTCCTGATGAAGATCCAGAAATTACTACTCCTGGAGTTAAAGTTGCCAGCTTTGCAGTAGTCACTGTGCCATCGCTTGGTGTACCAATGGCCAAAGGCGCACTAGACACTACTTCAATATTGCTAGTGCCAGTGGGTGGCGCAGTACTAAATGTCAGCGTAGTACCAGAGACAGAGTATGTGTCCTTCTCTTGATATACACCGCTGACATACACCTGGGTATTGTTCTCACTGCCAGGGTCACCAGACAAGGTGAACGCTGTAGTAGATCCATTACCAGAGAACGCATCCACTGCTATGTTGGTTGCACCTAAACCAGAGCTTGCAGCAAACCACTGATCAGTCTCAAAGTCAGCAACAAAGATAGTTGATGAGTACTGCGATCCAATGGTTGCTGATGTAGCACCGTTGATGGTGTTAGTGCTAGAGCGTACAACATTCACCGCATTGGCGTCACCAGTCCACTTGACAATTGCCACCTTAAAGCCATCACCTACCGTGCTGATTGTTGGCAGGGTAATAGTGACAGCACCGCTGGTGGTAGTCACTCGGATTAAGTCACCAGCGTCACCAGCCACCACCGTGTAGTTAGCAGACTTGTCTTGCACTGCAGAGTACATACCAGCAGCAGCACTAGCAGCAGCTGCAGTAGCACTGTTGGCAGCAGCTGTAGCCTGGTTAGGCGCATCGATGATGGCTGCTATGTTGGTAGCTGCAGTATTGACAGACGATATGTTGGTGGCCACCGTAGTGACCGCAGCATTAACACCAGCAACAGTATTAATATTTGTAGAGTTTGCGTTTACTGCGTTTATGTTTGTAGAGTTACCAGCAACAGCATTGATGTTGGTACTGTTACCAGCAACGCTAGTCACGTTAGCCGATATGCCTGCAACCGTAGTTACGTTAGCACTGATACCAGCAACGGTAGTCACATTGGCGCTGATACCAGCCACAGTATTAATGTTGCTAGAGTTACCCGCCACACTGGTTACGTTTGCGCTAATGCCTGCCACGGTAGTCACAGCACCAGACACGCCAGCCACTGTAGTTACATTGGTGTTGTTACCAGCAACCGTGTTAACA